AACGTTCAGTCGCAAAGATCATAACAGACGCTCTGTAACAAGCTATGGCGAGAGTTTGACAGTGTGTTTCATTCGGGTATTATGGCGCCCGCTGAGACGGGATAGGCTACTATAATCCTGTGATGCACAAGGGAAATTGGCAGAGTGGTTGAATGCACCGGTCTTGAAAACCGGCGAACGTTAATAGCGTTCCCAGGGTTCGAATCCCTGGTTTCCCGCCAAGATTCAAACGAAAGCCCCGCGAATGCGGGGCTTTTGTGTTTTTGGGGTTTGGGTAGATAACGCCGGTTTTGGATAGGCGTTCCGAAACTTTCGGGCAGGGGTTCCGAAACTTTGTCTATTTTGATGGTTTAGCAGTGGCGCCAATCCTCCTGTAAACCCGTTTGGTGATCTCCTGTTTGCTATGTCCCAGCAGTAGGCTTGCGTCGCCAATATCGAGGATTTCCGATGCCGCCTTGGGTCGGATGTCACGAAACTGAAACCCTCCAATCTTTGCTGCGAGCATAGGGTCGCCCTGATCCAGCGCTTTTTGCTGCGCCTTCTCCCTTGCCTTGTCCCAGCGCAGGCGCAACATGCCTTTCGTCATCCTTTTTCCGTACTGGTTGATTAGTAGGTACTTGGAGGGGTGGTGTGCATTTCGTTCGGTTATCTCTCTAACCAATTTCCCGAGACTGTTTTCTCCGGATTCTGTCCGCATCAGAATTCTGAGTTTCTGCCCGGTTTTACCCTGGGTGACCAGGAAATAATCACCCTCAGTATCGTCGCTACGCATGATGATCACATCGGCAGGTCTCTGGCCGGTGAGGTAGGCCAGGTCCATGGCTTCCTTGAGTTCCGGGCCCGCCATACCGTAGACGGCGTCCCAAACCACCGCATTGGCGTAGTAGTCGCGTGGCACCTCCTTATTCTTCCTGACGCCTTGGCAAGGATTCTCCCTCTCAGTGAGGCCCCACTCGCGTGCCATATTGAACACGTGAGACAGAAGGGCAATTTCCCGGTTGGCCCTAACCTTGGCCGTGCGTGCATCGCGATACCCGGCGATATTTGCCGGCGTGATTGAATCGATGGGAGCCCCATCGAATGTGGGGCGTAGCTGTTTTAGTTCGGCCAGATTGTCTTTTTGGGTACGCTCTCCTTTTTTCGGAATGACGTCGCGAGCGTACCGATCAAAGATCCCCTTCATCGTCGTCAGGTCTGCGGGTTTTTCCTTAGCCTCAAGCTCTGCCCACTTCAATCTCGCTTTACTCAGATCTCCACCTAGCGGGATCTCCTTTCCTGTCGAGTCTTTGTAATAGTAGCCGACCCACACTTTGCCATTCTTGCGAGGGCGTTTGCGCCGCACCATTCCAGGCGGCAAGTCCCTGTTTTCTGTGTTTCTAGGTCGCATCTCAGTTCACCCTGGAGAAGTCAGTCGTCCAAACGGGTCGCGCCGGCGGCGGGCTTTGTTCAATGAGTGCTGTATTGGTCATGCCAAGCTTCATGCGAGCGTACATGCGCCCAACCAGCGGACGACCCCCACGACTCTCGACGAATACCCAATTGCGGTCAGTTAGCCACTTCCGTTGATGGGCTCGCTGCTTATAGCCAGTAAGGTCGGCCAGTTCATCGTCCGAGAAGATTTCAGCCTCTATGGCTTTGGGAAGTGAACGGTGCGCATACCCCACGACAGGCTGCGCGAGCGGGCGTTCCTGAGCGTTTAGCGTTGCATCAGCGAGCGCTGCCCCGCGCAGCTTTTCGTGGGGTATAAGTGCCTCTGCAGTGGCGATGGAGGGAGCAATAATGCCTGCTGCTAAGCAGCAGAGACTGTTTGTTTCTAGCGTGTCGACGCCGCTGTCAGCACGGAGCAAAGCGGGCAGGGCGTTGGTGTTGTCCTGGTGGTTCGTCATGCCGCTTTTCTCCGGTGTTCAATAGCGAGTTGGTCCATCAGCCGCTGGTGGTAGGTGAGCCGGGCTTCGGCGGCAGGCCATGGGCGGATGGTTTCAATCATGGGTTCGACGCCGACCAAGCAATCCCAGATAGCCGGATCGGTTGGCATGAGGTCGCGGCGTTCGGTCGCCAGTGCAATCAGGTCGGCTTTGTAAATGCAGGCTGGGAGTTCTGGGACGATGTCGAACCGCTCGCAAACACGCCACCAGATACAGTCCTCGAAGTGTTGATAGGCGCTGATCCATTGCTTGAGTGGCCGCGTCATGTCGCCCAGGTACGCCTTGGATGCGTCATGTAGTAATGCCGCGAGTTTGTGTTCTTCTGGCACCAGCTCGGCGACGATGCAGCTGTGTTGGGCCACGCTGTAGAACTCGCGGGTATGGCCGTTGAATCGGCACAGGTGGGCCAGCGAGTGCGAGATGTCGCGTGGGTCGATCATGTCAGCGTCGGGCTCGAGGAGGTCAAAGCGCTTGCCGGTGGCGGTGAGGATCCGGCTCATGCGGCGACCTCCTGTACGGCCGATTCCAATAGGGTCGCCATGCCCAGGGCTTGCTTCTGAAGATAAATCGACTGTTGTTCGTGATCGGATTTCAACGCACGGAATGTATCGGCAGCCAGTTGCAGTTGTTTGGCAATCTGCAGGAGGTGCATGCGTTCCGTTGGGCCGAATGCAATGACAAGATCCATAGCTTTGCAGCGATTCGCCATTTGGCGCATTTTCTCGCTAGCCGCGTCTTGACCGTCACGATAGCCAATGCAACAGCCATCGTCGTAGCCTTCGCTGTACCCCTCAGACTGGCCTTCAGAGTGCCCAGTACTAAAGCCGTTTCGATACGCCAGCCAATACATAAGGCCTGTCAGCAGAGTGATTGCGATCAGCGCGCAGATTTGAATTGCAGTCATGTGGTGTGTTCCTGGTGATTTCTTGGCTGGTGGTGGCAGCCGGTGGTGTTACTGGTTATGCTCGGTTGGATCGTTCTGTGGTCGCGGCATGTCTTCGTCCGCCTTATAAGCCCGAATATCGATCAGCGCGGCCACGTGCTTGATGTGCGCATACCTCAACGCCTTCACGCTGTGATCCAGGGTGGTCACCGGCAGCTGAATGCGACCGCTGTTGATCGCCTCGGTGAAGGTCTTCTCGTTGAGGTTCTTGAAGTAATGCACGCGCAGCTTTTCAAGGGGGATAAGCACGTCGCCGAAGAGCTGGTGCAGCATCTCGACGGTCGCGCTATCTGGCGCGGGTTGCAGCCGTAGCGGTGTTTGACTGTTGTTGCTCATGGGCGGCTGCCTCCTTGCGTTTGAGATGTGAAGGGTGGTTCCAGGCATTCAGGCAGTGGCGTTTGGTTAGCTCCCGCAGATGCTCCGGCACTTCGAGGAGCGCGGCATTGCGCTCCTCGCGTGTGTGCATGGCGACGATCTGGCGGGCGTACTCCCTAGGCCACGTCACGGTTGTCTGCCGGGATGGCTGGCAGTTCGAGGCCTAACTGAATCGCCAGCCAGGGCATGCCGGCTTGCCGGACCTTCGTCGACTGGCTGTATTGCATCCCGGCCGTCTCGTGGTACCAGTTGCCGTTCTTGATCCGTAGGTATTCCCGGTCACGTACAGGGAACGCCGGGAGGTTGCGGTCAGTGAGCAAGCCCTTGTCACGCATCAGCGAGATCAGTTTGGGGCGGGTGAGGCCGAAGTACTTGGCGGCTTTATCCAGGCTACGTTCCATCTCTGCCTCCTAGGCTGCATGCGCGGCGGGAGTCGCCACGGCTGCCAGGTGAGTTATGGATTCGGCCACCATGGAATAGATCTCCACGTCACTGCCGTACACCGTGAAGCACTTGGTGCGCGGCTTTTTGACACCGATGCTCATGATGGTGGTAATGCCGGCGCGGGTTTTGTTGCGGTGGATTGCCAGGTTGATCGGTTGCTCAAAGCCCATATCGAGGCTGAGCGCGCCACCGGTTTGCACCAGGTCGAACACGCGCTGTTTGTGTTCAATCCCGAACACGCCGTAGCGGCGGTCTGCGTGCGGCAAAGACGACGGATCGGCTAGGCTGGTTGGCCCGTTGACGATCTCCTCGATAAAGTCCGCAAGCTTAAGGTGCATCTTCTTGCTGTTGGTCAGGGTCAGCGTGTGGCGTTCGCTTCCCAGCTCAACAGTGAAGTGTGTGTCGGCTCTGCGGCGCTCAACTTTCAGGCGAAAGGCTAGGGCCTCACGCTGCGTCTCTGCGCGAAGGAGATGGTTGAAGGTCTCAGTTAGGCTGACTTGGGCCTTGAGCAGGGTCAGGGTGCGGTTGTCGAGTTTGTACTTGCTCATGCCGCGTGCCCTCCGCCCTTCGGATCGAAAGGTGCTGGCGAGGAGCGTTGTTTCATCTTGGGTTTGGTAGTGATGAAAGTGCAGCCGCAATGTTGCGCCAGGCGGCGAATTTCGAAGATCCGGGAGGGGTTCGCAGCGGCCGGGTGGACGTGCAGGGTAGCTGTGGTGTGCATGGTGTTGCCTCGCTCTGTGGTGGAAGAGTGAGCCAAATATCAACCAGTGGTTGATTTATGTCAAGCGCGGTTGATTTCCTCCTGGATGTCATTGAGCTATCATGCAAGCCCGACGTTTAGCTCGAAACGGAGTTCATCTTGAACGCTATAATTGATATTGAAGAAGATGAGGATGACTTTTGGCTATTGCCAGAAGAAAAGTTGATTGAAGTAACAGAAAATTTAAAAGCGCGCTGTAAGAGTGCTGGGATTGGTCTCGAAATAGAGCGGGATGGTGATGGCGATTTAGAATTCAATTTCTCGTTCAGCGCGGGCAGAGAAAAAAGAATTGTAAATATTTGGGATCAGAATGATCTAGTTGTTCTTGAAGGGATTGAATTCGAGAAATTTACTTTTATTTCGAAATTGCAGGCGATTTGTAACTACGAAAAAGGTACGATTGAATGTGCAGTTCAAGCTGCAGGGAATAGCCGTTCGCTACCTACATTGTATAAGCGGCTTTTTGGCGTTTCTATTAGGGACGCTAGGAAAAATGGAGCTAAGATTGTAGCTGCTGTGGAGGATGGTGAGCCCACAGTAGAACTAGGTATATCTACAGCTGAGTTTGATGCAATAGTTAGTCGAGGTCCATCAACATTAACTTTGAAGATTGGCGGGTTGAATGTTCGCCAGCACGATGATGCATTTAATTATTTGACTATAGTTGCTAACTCACTGCTTTTTCAGTTGGATATGATTTCTGATCTACCTTTAGTGCTGAAGAGAGTGGTTGGCAATCGAAAAAAGTCTCCGGTGTCGGAAACTGTTCCAGCTTTGAATTTTCCAAAAGTTGAGTTTGATTCCGCTCCACTTTCTCTCTATTGGTATGGCCGAAGCGCTGTAGGTATGCCACTTTTACAGTACCTTGCATTCTATCAAGTTATTGAGTTTTACTTTCCTCGATATTCTCAATCAGAAGCGCATCGAAAGTTGAAGAGTGTCTTAAAGGACCCTACTTTTCGCTCGGATAAAGATTCCGATGTTGCAAAACTTCTCGCTGCCATTCACGTAAGCAAAAGCGGTGCGTTCGGTGATGAGCGTTCGCAATTGCGTGCAGTGTTGGACGAATGCACATTTAGTGATGATATTAAACAATTCGTCACTGAGGATGATGAGCGCTCAGCCTTTTTTAACGCAAAAGCTAAAGCGTCTTATCAAAAGATTAATGTGCTCTCAGAAGACGATGTGCGCGCGGATGTGTCTCGAAGAATATATGAGATTCGATGTAAGATTGTTCATACAAAAGCTGACGCTCGCGACATTGAAGTTAAGATGCTGTTACCTTTCTCTAGTGAAGCCGACCAGTTGCGATTTGATATTGAACTAATACAGTACGTTGCCCAGAAAGTGCTTATTGCTGGTGCTACTAGAATACGGTGAGGTAGTATAACTTTCAGGTTGGAGTCATTCAGGAATAAATGATCCCACGACTTTGCCGCAAATATGTGTCTCCTCCGTGATATCAATGATTGGATATTGCGGGTTGATAGGTCTCAAAAACTGACGACCTGCATCCTCAACCAAAATTTTGAATGTTGCTTCATTCGTGCGTGGAACCCTGGCGATGACTCGGTCACCTGTCTTGGTTTCAGCTTCTGGATCTACAAAAATAATGCATCCCGTAGGGTAGCTTCGACCTGGACCAGGGTTTGTCATGGAGTCGCCAAGCACTCTCAGCGCATAACCACTCTTGCTGATAGGTACAGGGCAGGATAGCCATGACTCTCCATCATGCAGCTCAAAGTTTGACTCGCACCATGCTCCAGCCTGCACCCATGAAATCAAAGGGACTTTACCGAAATGCCGGTCTACTTCTCGGACATTACTCTCGCTCGTTGAATTGAACTGGCGAACATTGCTTTCGCCGGTTTGCTGTTTCGGCAGCACGCCATACTCCAGCCACTCCCTCCGCACCTTTAGCCATGAGCACAGCACAACCATGCTGTCAGCCTCAGGTATTGATTCCCCATTAAGCCATTTGCTGATGGCCTGAGTGCTTTTCTCGACTCCAACCTTCACCAAATGCTTATGAATATCCACCCCACGCCCCCGGGTGCGTACACCGGCTTCGTCGAGTGCTTCGTGAAGGCGCGCCGTGAAAGCTGCCCGTAGCTCATTCTTATCAACCATGAGTTGATACTCTCACAGGGCTTGCGCAATAGTCAGTTGATGTTAATATCAACCGTGAGTTGATAAATGGAGGTTGCCATGTTGGACCCCGCAGATTTTCCGAACGCCATCGCGTTCGCATTTGAAGCAGTAGGCGGCATCGGAGCCGCCGCCAAGGTATGTGACAGGAGTTACCAAGCACTCAATAAATGGCGCTTGGCTGCCAGCCTTCCACGCACCGATTACACCGGTGAAACCCACTACGCAAAACTTTTAGCGACTGCTGCCGAGCAAAAGGGCAACGCGTTTGACGCTTCCTGGTTGCTCAACGCATCAGCCCCGCAAAAATCTGCAGCGTAGATAGAAAAAAGGCGACCCAAGGGCCGCCCAGTTCCTCCCGGCACACACCACCACAGTGCTGTCGGGTCGCGACGAAGGTAGGAGGGCACACCACATGCAAACCACCTCCCTTTATCGCGCTGCCAAGACACGGATGTCTTGGGTTGCTGCCTTTTCCACCACAGATTAGGCAGCTGTTGCGCCAGAGGTGAGCAACGGATTGTTCGCCTCGGCACGGTGCCGGTTCGATCCCTAAGATCTAGCCGGCGTTTGGGCCCTTTCAAGCCACGCGGCAAATGTATCACCACTACACGTCGCGGGGCACTGGCAACTTAGTAGGATTAATGCCATGAGCCGAGTAGCTTTAAGCTGTGTTGATCGAGCGCAAAAGGAAATACTGACGCTCGAATTAGCCTTGTACCACGCCGCGCGGGACTATCCCGGCGGTGCCGCAGCAATCGCCGCCACCATCGGCCGCAATGCCACCACGCTGCAGCACAAGTTGTCTCCCACCCATCCCTCACACACCGTCAACATCCAGGAGTTCGGCGAGATTCTCGAACTGACCAAGGACCGTCGTATTCTCGATGCGGTGCACGCCCTTGTCGGCGACACGATCTGGCAGGAACTGGCTGAGGCGTACACCAACGACATGCCTGAGACCCTGACCACGGGTATCGCCATGTTTTTTCGGCAGGTCGCCGATTTGTCCGAAACCTGGGCCAAGCACATTGGCGACGGCAAGGTCGATGACCGTGAGCTCGCTGAGATACGCCAGTTGGTGTTTCGAGGCATTCAGGGGTTGTTGGGCATGTACAACCGCGCCCGCTATGTCAACCAGACGACTTGTGGGGTGGAACGTGGCTGATATCGCTGACTTCGCAAATGACCTGGTGCAAGAGCGTATCGATCAGGCCGTCGCTGCACGCTTGGCGCTGATGTCCAACACAGCTCAGCATTCGTTGATGTTCTGCGACGAATGCGATGGCCCCATCCCCGAGGCCCGTCGTTTGGCACAACCCGGTTGCACGCTCTGCATTGAGTGCAAGACCGTCGATGATCAGAGGGCTGCCCGTTATGCTCGATGATGTGATCAATCAGTTCGCGGACTATGGTCTTGAGCCCGCTCAACCCTTGGTATTCGGCAAGCTCACCCGCTGCAAAACCACCCAGGACAAAGGCAAAGAGAAAAACGGCTGGTACGTAATTCACGAACACCGCACTGAAAAAAACGAGACGCTGATCTTCGGCAGCTTCGGTGACTGGCGTTCTGGCGATACTCAAAAGATTAAGGTCAAGCCCGGACGCGTGAGCCCTGAAGAGCGGGAGGTCATGCGCGCACGGCAGGAAGATGCCAAGCGTAAGGCCGCCGAGATCGCGGCCAACGCTTCACGCCGAGCTGCCAACCGTGCTGCCGGCCTGTTCAAGCGCATGCCCGAAAAGGGTAAGAGCGCCTATCTGGATAGGAAGCAGATCGTAGGCTTCAAGGTTCGCTATGCACCACGTACCGGCGCATTTTTGGTGCCCATGTGCAATGTGCGCGACCAAATTGTCGGCCTGCAGGTGATCTTCCCGGCCAAGCAAGAAGACACTGGGCGGGATAAGCAGTACTGGCCGCCTGGTATGTCAAAAGAGGGCGCCTTCCACCTGATAGGCCCCCACCCAGAGCCCGGCGAACCGGTGCTGGTGTGTGAGGGTTACGCCACGGGCGCAAGTCTGCACATGGCGACTTCGCTCACCGTTGCTATCGCCTTCGACGCGGGCAACTTACTGCCAGTCTCCAAGGCCATGCGCGAGCGCTTCCCCGGCTGCCCGCTGATCATCTGTCGCGATGACGACTGGAAAACCAAGCGTCCTAACGGTGAACCTTGGAACCCAGGCGAAGAGAAAGCCAATAACGCCGCGCTGGTTGTCGGCGGTCAAGTCGTCGCCCCGGTGTTCTCCGGCGCGCGCGAGATCAAGTGGACCGACTTCAACGACCTGCACATCGCCGAGGGGTTGGAGTCCGTCCGCCGCCAGGTGCTCGCGGTGGTCAAGCCTCCTGCAGCGGGTGGCTGGAAGGACCAACTGGCCCGCACCGAAAATGGCTCCCTGATCGCGCACATGCAAAACGTCGAGCTGATCCTGGGCAATGACGAGCGCTGGGCTGGTGTCATCGGCTACAGCGTGTTCAGCTCCAAGATCGTCAAGCTGCGGTCTGCGCCCTTCGGCGGCGGTGCTGGTGACTGGGCCGACATTGACGACATGCGAGTGATGAAGTGGCTCGCGCAGCAATACAACCTGCGGGTCAAAGCCTCCCATGTGATCGAGGCGGTCAGCGTGGTTGCCCACGACCACGCCTTCCACCCGGTGCGTGAGTACCTGGAAAAGCTGGAGTGGGATCGCGTGCCACGCATTGAAACCTGGTTGACCGACGTGCTGGGCGTCCAGGCCAGTGAGTATTCGTCCAAGGTCGGTAAGCGCTGGCTTATCTCGGCGGTCGCCCGTGTGATGCGTCCAGGCTGCAAGGCCGACTCCGTGATGATTCTCGAAGGCGGGCAGGGCGCCGGTAAGTCGACGGCCATGGGCGTGCTCGGTGGCGAGTGGTTCATGGACACGCCCTTTGCCCTCGGTGACAAGGACAGCTTCCAGGCGATTCGCGGCAAGTGGATCGTTGAGCTGGGCGAGTTGGACAGCTTCAACAAGGCTGAAAGCACCAAGGCCAAACAGTTCTTCTCCGCCTCCACCGACACTTACCGCGAGAGCTACGGCCGCAGAACGAATGACGTGCCACGCCAGTGTGTTTTTGTGGGCACCACCAACCAAGAGGAGTACCTCAAGGACGCAACAGGCAACCGTCGTTACTGGCCGGTGTTCTGCAACAAGGTCGATCTGGAGCAACTGCGCGAGATCCGCGACCAGCTTTGGGCAGAGGCGCTGTTCTGCTTTGAAGCGGGCGATATCTGGTGGGTAAGCAAGGACGAATCCAAGATGTTCGCCGAGGCCCAGGACGAGCGCTTCGTGGTGGATGAATGGGAAGGACCAATTCTGGCCTGGATGGAAGAGTCGCAGATCGGAGAGACCGCCACCGGCAACGAGATCCTGACCCAGGCGCTGAAGCTGGACTTCGGCCATTGGGGCAAGCCTGAGCAGATGCGAGTCGGGGCGATCATGCACCGGCTGGGCTGGCGCAAGCGGCGTATGCCCGCGCTGCCAAAAAGCGGAGTGCGTCCATGGGCATATGAAAAGCCTGCGGGCTGGGGGCGTGCGTCTGCGTTGCAGCAGGCGGTGATCGAGGAGCCTTGCTTCGATGATTAAGCGAATCGACGAGATGCTCAAGCTCTGGGCGCAGGATCTGCATTCGCCTGTGCCAGACGGTGCTGGCGGGCCGAGTGGCGGCAACATGATCGCCATGCTGATGGAGTGCAAAGGGGAGTTGATACGCGGCACGCGTGGTAGTCGGGTGCTGCTGGATGAATCGGCGGATATCGAGTTGATCGTCAACAAACACTTGGCGCCCGAGCTGGCCCTAGTGGTGATGGAACACTACTGCAACCACGAGAGCTTCCTCTCACAGAAAATGCTTCATTGCGGTTGCAGTGCGCCGACCTATTACCGTCGGCTACACGATGCCCATGTATCCATCGCCGGCACGCTGATGGGGAAGGCTGCATGATCCTCGGCGTCACTCCGCGTACTTCTGTCCTACTGTCCTGCCTTGTCCGACTGCCATTTTGCGCAGTTGGACAGGCGCAGGCCGCGCCGTTGCTGGGCTGTCCTACTGTCCAACCTTTACCCGCCCCACGCACACATGAGCATAGCGGGCACGTAGTCGCGCCCATGGCGCGCACGCGTGCTTTTAACTTTCTCTCTATACACAAGAGAAAAGTAAAAAAGGTAGGACAGTAGGGCAGAGCCCTGTATTTAGGCGCCTGTAGCTGTCCTACTTCGATCCAGAATAGTGGGACAAGTAAGACAGGGCACCAAAAGCGATAGCCGATTGAATGCGTTGTCCCTCCGTTGCACCTGCGTCATACCCGTATGGCACCCGTATTGCTCCATGGCATTAAAACCTGCTTGCTGCCATGATAATCCACCTGTAAAAAGTACCCATCTTCGATAGGTGCGACCGCAAGCAGCGGGACACACCACCACACTGAACCCGGCCATTGCGCCGGGTTTTTGCGTTTATGGGGTAGGGCGATGACGAACGAGCAGCAAGCGCTTATTGATATGCCGATCTGGATGGTGATCGTGCTGTCCCTGGTCGGCGGCATATCCGGCGAAGCATGGCGGGCCGACAAAGCGGGGGTAAGTGGCTGGTCCTTGATTCGCCGCTTGCTCCTTCGGTCCGGGGCCTGCGTGGTCTGCGGGCTTTCCACCATGATGTTGCTGCACGCTTCGGGCATGTCGGTCCTGGCGGCGGGGAGCATCGGATGCCTCACCGCGATGGCCGGTGCCGATGTCGCCATCGGGCTGTATGAACGCTGGGCCGCCAAGCGGTTGGGCGTGTGCGATGTGCCGCCCTCGGGCAGTGGTCAGGCGTGATGCGCTGGAGGCCACGAAATACGTGGCCTGTAGCGCGACGCTTCAAAGTGGTGCACCGAAAGTCGCCGGGGACCCTGGCGGCATTCGAGGGACACGGGGCATGAAACCCGCGGGAAAGCGTTAGCGGCAGGCCCGCCAGCTTACTGAAATTCAATCCATTGAAATTGAAAGGTTTCCATTGAAAAGCCGTTGAAAAGGAGGGCTTATGACGGATTCACTGTTCCTGTCTAAAAGCGCTTTCGCGGTTCGCATCGGCAGGACGCCGAGCTACATCACCTGGCTGAAAGACAACAACCGCCTGGTGCTGTCGCCGGATGGCAAGAAGGTCGACGTGCTGGCAACAGAAGCGCTGATCCTCGAAACCGCCGACCCCAGCAAGGCCGCTGTCGCGGCTCGACACCAACAAGACCGGCTCCAGCGTGACGTTTACAGCCAATTGTCCCCCATGGTCGAGTCGACTAACACGGCTGCGCCGCCGCAGCCTGCTGGCGCGAAGAGCGGGCAACCCGACTTCCAGAAGGCCCGCGCGCACCGCGAGTACTACCTGGCCCAGCTGGCCGAAGCCGAGTTTCACAAGGTGCAGGGTTCGCTGGTGGATATGAAAGCGGTCACCACCGGGGCCTACAACGCCGGACGTTTGTTGCGCGATCAATTGCTCAGCATGCCCCCGCAATTGGCCCCAGAACTGGCGGCGATGACCGACCCTTGGGAAATTGAGCAGCACCTGACCAAGGCGCTGCGGCTGTCCCTCGAAGAGGCCGAGCGCATGTCTTCGGCTGACCTTGAACGCGATCTGATCACTACGAGTTAACCCATGCAGACGGAAAAACCTGACGGCGCTGAGGTGTACCGTGAGGCGTATTTCCGTGGGCTGCGTCCAGACCCCAGCCTCTGGGTGGACCAGTGGGCCGACGAGTACATGCGCATCCCGCGTGATACAGGCGCCGCCGAGCCAGGGAAATATCGCACCGTGCGAACGCCCTACGCACGCGAGCCAATGCGTTGCCTGTCACCGGCTCACCCGTGCAAGCGTGTGGTAACCATGGTTGCCTCGCAGCTGATGAAAACCCAGATCGCCTTGAACTGGATCGGCGCGTTGATCCACATGGTGCCGTCGAACATCCTCACGCTGCTGCCAAGCCTGGGTCTGGCAAAGCGGGTGTCTTCGCGTATCGGTAAGACGATCAAGGCCACCCCGGTGCTGCGCGAGCGTGTGGCGGCGAGCCGCTCGCGGGACTCGCGCAACACCATGGACACCAAGGAGTTTGAAGGCGGCTCGTTGTACGTCACCACCGCCGGCTCTGCGGCCAACTTGGCCGAGCTGTCGGCGCGCTACGTGTATGGCGATGAGATCGACCGCTGGGAAGTCGACGTAGGCGAAGAGGGCGACCCCATCGAGCTGGCAGAAACGCGGGGCAGTACCTTTGGCCGTAATGCCAAGTTCTACTTCTCCAGTTCGCCGACGATCAAGGGCGCCTCGCGCATTGACGATCTGTTCGAGGGCAGCGACCAGCGTTACTACTACGTGCCGTGTCCGACCTGCGGGCACATGCAAACCCTAGAGTGGGAGCGGCTGCATTACTCCCAGGACTTCAGCGTTGTGCATTACGAGTGCGCCGGGCCTGACTGCGACGTGCTGATTGAAGAGCACCACAAGGGCGACATGCTTGCCCGTGGTGAGTGGCGCGCCCATGCCAAGGGCGATGGCGAGACGGTCGGCTTCCACCTCAACGCGTTGTACTCACCGTTGGGTTGGACAGGCTGGAAGTCGTTGGCGAAGCAATTCGAGAAGGCGAAAAAGGCCCAGGCCAAAGGGGACCTTGAGCCCATGCAGGTGTTCTACAACACCCGTCTGGCGAAGGTGTGGGACAGCGCGCAAGAGCAGACCAAGGCATCGGTACTGATCGAGCGGGCGCGCCGGGAAGGGTTCTCCCTCGGTGCGATGCCCGCCGCCGTGATGATGATCACGGGCGCTGTCGACGTGCAGGCTGATCGCCTGGAGTTCATGGCGATGGGCTGGGGTGTGGGCATGGAACGCTGGGTCATCGATCACAGGGTGATCGCGGGTGACCCGTCGGACGAGCGCACCTGGGCGGTGCTGGATGAACTGCTGAAAGAGCGGTACCGGCATCCGTGCGGTGTCGGCCTGGGCATTCTCGCGGTCGCCGTCGACTCCGGTGGTCACCACACCGACGAGGTGTACCAGTTTTGCAGGGTGCGGCGTTGGCGCAACATCTTCGCCATCAAAGGTGCGAGCAAGCCCGGTAAGCCGGTTATCGCTCAACGGCCGTCCATGGTTGATGTGACCTGGAAGGGCCAGACCGAACGCGGCGGCGCCGAGCTTTGGTTTGTCGGTACCGACACTGCAAAGGACTGGATCTACAACCGCTACCCGTTCGAGTCCGGCCCAGGTGCGCTGCACTTTGCCAACGACCTGCCGGACGAGTTCTTCGCCCAGTGCGTGGCCGAGCGCAAGGTCGCCAAGTACGTGCGGGGTCACAAGCGCATCGAGTGGATCAAGGGCAAGGCCGAGCGCAACGAGGCCCTCGACCTGATGGTGTATTGCCTGGCGATGGCGCATTACCTCGGCATCAACCGGTATCAGGAACACGATTGGGACCGGGTACGGAACTCGCTAGCACAGGCCGGCTTGTTCGATGAAAAGGTGGTCGCTGCTGAGCGTGTCACGGTTGCCGCAGAGGCTCCCGCGACATCCCAGGTTGCGCCTCAACCCGTTGCCCCGGTCGCCCAACCGCGACCCGCTGCACCCCAACAACGCCGCAGCTCCACTAGCGGTTACCTGAAGAGACGCTGATATGTCGTTTACTCCGAAGCACCTCGAAACCATCGAGCGCGCCATCGCACGCGGTGAAAAGACCGTGCGCTACAGCGACCGTACGGTGGAATACCGCTCCATCGACGAACTGCTCAAGGCCCGCGACGAGATCCGCACGTCGCTGACCAACGCCGCCGGGCCGCGCTCACGCGTGGTTCGGCTCATGCATGGAGGCAAGGGACTCTAATGGCACGACACTATCCGACGCTAACCCGTAATGGATTCTTGCTGCCGTCGAACATCAAGGCCAGTTACGAAGGCGCGGGTGAGGGTCGACGCTCGGCCAGTTGGGAAGCCACCGACAACGGCATCAACAGCATCAACACCCCGGCCCTGCGTAACCTGCGGGCGCGTTCACGAGCGGCGGTGCGCAATGACCCGTACGCCTTCAATGTCATCGACAAGCGCGTCAGCAACCTGATCGGCACCGGCATCACGCCCAGACCGACCACGGATGACGCGGAACTGCGCAAACTCCAGCAGCAATTGTGGGACGACTGGGTTGACGAAGCGGACGCCGATGAACTGACCGACTTCTACGGCATGCAGGCCCTGGTGGCGCGCACGGTTGAAACGGCCGGTGAGTGCTTTGTGCGGTTGCGTCCGCGCAGCCTCAGTGAGGGGTTAGCCGTGCCGCTACAACTGCAGGCGCTGGCACCTGAGTTTGTCCCCCATGACAAGTTCGAGACGGCCAAAAACGGCAACGTTATCCGCGCCGGGATCGAGTTCAATCCGGCCGGCAAGCGTGTGGCGTACTGGATGTACTTGTCGCACCCACGCGATTCGTCGTCGCTTAACGTCGGTTACAACCAGCTGGTGCGCGTGCCGGCGACGCAGGTGCTGCATATCTTCGAACCGATGGAGCCAGGGCAACTGCGCGGTGTACCACGCTTGGCCCCGGTGTTGAAACGCTTGCGAAGTCTGGACAACTACGACGACGCGGTGCTGTTTCGCCAGGAGGTGGCGAACCTGTTTGCTGGCTTCATCAAGCGTCCTGCACCTGAGGCCGGGCCGCAAGCGCGCAACCCGATGACGGGGGAGCTGCTGGTCACCGACCGAGACGGCTTCACGCCGATGGTCGCCCTAGAGCCCGGCACCATGCAGGAGCTGGGGCCAGGTGAAGAGGTGGAGTTCTCCAAGCCACCGGACGCCGGCAACAACTACCCGGACTTCATGCGGCAGCAGCTGATGGCTGCGGCGGCGGGCTCGGGCACCCCGTACGAGATCCTTACCGGCGATATGCGCGAGGTCAACGACCGGGCGCTGCGGGTGGTGCTCAACGAGTTCCGGCGGCGCCTGGAGCAGCTGCAATTCGGCGTGTATGTGCATCAACTGTGTCGCCCTGTGCGTGCCGCCTGGATGGACATGGCGGTGCTGTCCGGCGCTCTGGCGCTGGAGGACTACGCGCAACGTCGGCGCGAATACCTGCGCACACGCTGGGTGCCACAAGGCTGGGCCTACATTCAGCCGGTGCAGGACGTCCAGGCGCGGCGGATGGAAGTGCAGGCGGGCTTCGGTTCGCGCAGCGAGATGTGTCTGCGCAACGGCTACGACGCGGAAACCATCGACGCGGAAAACGCGGCCGACCTCGCCAGGTCCACGGAACTGGGCCTCAACTACACCACGCTTGATGCCATCGAGCCGATTGATGACAAGGAACAACCATGAGTAAAAAAGCGATCCCGCGCATTTATGACAAGGCTGGCAAGCAGGTAAAAGTCGCGGATAAAAGTTGGTACACCTTCCAGGCCAGCGGTGAAGCCGAGCAACAGACCATTGAGGTCTTTGTATACGGCGAGATCGGCACCTGGGGTGTCAGCGCTAATCAGTTTGTTCAGGACCTGCGGGCCATGGATGACGGTACTTCCCCGGTCGTTGTGGCGTTCAACAGCATCGGCGGCGACCTGTTCGACGGCCTGGCAATTCACAACGCACTGTCGCGCTTGGGCGAACGCTGTACTGGGCGCATTGATGCGCTGGCGGCCAGCGCAGCCAGTGTCGCCGTGTGTGGCGCTCACCGGGTGGTAATCGCGGCCAATGCCATGCTGATGATCCACAACCCCTACACCTTTACCGGCGGTGATGCCGAAGACTTCCGGCGTGTCGCCGACGTCCTGGACCAGACGCTGGAAGCCATTATTGCGGCCTACAAGTCCAAAGCGCCGGACATTGATGAGGCCGAGCTGCGGCGCATGGTCAACGCGGAAACCTGGCTCACGGCCAACGAAGCAGTGGCCCTGGGCTTGGCCGATGAAGTGGGCGACGGGCTGAAGGTGAAAGCCTGTCTCGGTCAGGGCAGCGTGTTGCAGCGCTTCCAGAATGCCCCGGCTGAATTGCTGGCCCAGTTGGACGAAGAGCCGGATGTCGAACCGACTGATCCCGTAAACCTTCCGGATCCAGTACCCGTATTGGACGCTGCCGGATTGGCGTTGACGGTTACCAAGGGGTGTGCGGCGGCAGGCATCAGCAACCTGGTGGACCCGATACTCGCTTCGACGAAGCTGGAAAGCGAAGCGGTAGTCACTGCGGCGCTGACCAAGGCGAAAGCGCTGCACGGCTTGTGCGTCGCAGCACGATTGCCGGAACTGACCGGTGAGTTCCTGGCCGCTGGCCTGGATGAAGCAGCTGCCAGGGCGCGCCTGTTCGACAAGCTTGTCAGCAGCGGCGGCGGTTTTGAAATCAACAACAGTCTGCCGCTGGACAATGACCCGGCACCCACTATCAAGGCCAAACAGGTCGACAGTCATTCAATCTGGGCAAGCCGGCAGGCGGCACAGAACGGAACCTCGAAAGGAGTAAGAGCATGAAAATCGAATCGATGCACGCAGGCGAGTTCCTGCTGTCTGAAGGCCCAGGCACTATTTCACGCGAAGCAATCAACGTCGCCGCCGGGCCGGCGTTGGAGCCGGGCCAGATCCTTGGGCTGGTGACTGCTACGGGCGAGTTTGCACCCTATCAGCCCACAGCTGAGGACGGCTCTGAAAACGCCATGGCGATCCTCTACGGTCCGCTGGGGCAGTCTGATGTGGTACGTCGCGGCCGCGCCATCGTGCGTCAGGCCGAAGTCAGCGAAGTCCATTTGACCGGCCTCGACCCCGCAGCCGAAAAGGCCCTGGCCGCCCATTTCGTGATCGTCCGTTAAGACGCTCACCTCATTTATCCATCCCGCCGAGTGCGGGATTTTTCGTTTCTGGAGAGTACCCCATGGCCGATATCGCCATTTTTGAAGACGATGCATTCAGCGTCACCTCGCTGACCGCTGCAATCAATGAGCAGGAATACCTGCCGGGCCGCATCAGCAGCCTTGGTCTTTTCCGCGAAGAGGGCATCAGCACGCTGACCGTGCAGATCGAGAAGGACGGCGACACCCTGGCCCTGGTGCCATCGGGTGAACGTGGTACTTCTGGTCTGGTGGTCGGTGCGACTAAGCGTCAGTTGATTCCGTTCAACACCGTGCACCTGCCTGAACGCTTCACCATCAAGGCCGACGAGATCCAAGGCATTCGCGCCTTCGGTACCCGCAGCGAACTGCAGGCCGTGCAGGATGTAGTCAACAAGCGCCTGGCAAAGGCCCGCCGGCAACTGGATGCCACCCACGAATTTCAGCGCATGGGGGCGTTGAACGGGCAGGTGCTGGACGCCGATGGCAAAACGGTCCTATTGGATATTTATAAGTCTTTTGGCGTGAATCGCCAGAAGCTGCCGATGGGCTTGAACAGTCCAGATACCGAGCTGCGGGTCAAATGCGGCGAAGCGCTGGACATGCAGGAAGAAGCCCTCGGCAGCGTCACCAGCAGCGGCTCCCGCGCTTTGTGCGGCAAGAATTTCTGGAACAAGCTGATCGTCCACAAGTCGGTCAAGGAGACCTACCTCAACACGATGCAGGCCGCGTCTCTGCGTGGCGATGCCCGTGAAGCCTTCGAGTTCGGCGGGATCGTCTGGGAGCGTTATCGCGGCAAGGTTGCCGGTGTTTCGTTCGTCCACGACGACAAGGCACTGCTGGTCCCTGAGGGTGTCCCTGATCTGTATATCTCGTCCTTCGCACCGGCCGACTACATGGAAACGGTCAACACCCAAGGCATCCCGTACTACAGCAAGATCGAGCCGCTGCCTTTCAACAAGGGGGTCGCCGGCGAAGCCCAGTCCAACCCGCTGCACCTGTGCACGCGGCCTCGCGCGCAGATCCTGCTGGAGATGTGATCGTGGCCTTCCGCGATCTGATCGACGACATCGACGAAGTGGTCTTCGAAACACTGGGCGATAGCGCACGGATCGAGGGCCGCGAAGAGCCGGTGCTTGGTATGTTTGCCGCGCCCTGGTTGCAGCCGAAGCTCGGCAAGCTCAACACCGGCTTGCGTGAGCCTCGGTTTGAGATCCGCGTCAGCGATTCGGAAGGTTTGAAACGCGGGCTACTGGTTAGCGTCGACTTGCCCGCCCTGGACGGCGGCGGCGATTACGACTTGCTGCAGCTGGAGCCGAGCGGCGACGGCCTGGTCGCCTTGATCCTGAGGTTACGCCCATGAGCATCGGTAGCTACGTCAAACCCTCGGCCGGCGGCGGGATGATCTCGATCCAGTCGTCAGCTGCAGATCTCCAGGCGTTTCAGGACTTCGCCAAGTTGGTGCCCAAGGCAGCTGCTGCGGCCCACCGACGCGCGATCAACAAGACGTTGGGCTGGTTGCGCACGCATATTGCCCGTGCAGTCAGCAGGCAGGAGCGCATTGCTGTCGCGGCGGTGCGTCAAAGGTTGCGCAGCTACCCAGTGTCCGGCGGGGCATCGAGCGGCAAGCTGTGGTTCGGCTTGAATGCCATCGAGTCCAGCCGGATTGGCCGGGCGCGGCAAACTGGCAGTGGTGTTTCGGTTGCCGGGCGGCGCTATCAAGGCGCGTTTCTCAAGAAGGTCTACGGCAACAAGCCAGACATTTGGATTCGCACTGCGAGCAAGCACTTCAATGCTGATGATTATCCAGACAGCACGGTGTCACCTGGTCGCGGTGCAAGTGCTGGATGGGTCGCGGAGCATGGCAATCGTTTCCCGTTGGCCAAGGCCAAGGTGTCTCTGGAGCAGGCCCGTCCGCATTTTGAGACATGGGTGCAAAAGGCGGATGAACGCTTGTTGGAGATCCTGAAGCAAGAACTCAACTTCGAACTACAGAAATACTTGAAGAGGATCGGGTAATGGCTGACGAACCTTTTAGCCTGGACCAGCTTTACCGAGGGGTCGAGCAACACCTGGTGAGCCATCTGCCAGGGGTTCAGACGGTAAGTGCCTGGCCGGACATTCAGGATCGCATCGCTTTACCGGCGGTCTTTCTGGAGCTGGCGGAGATCGAGCCCGGTATCGATATCGGTACGGGTGAAACCACATTGGTGTGTAGGTTCGAGGCACGTATCGTCGTTGACCCGATCTATCCTCTGCATCAGCAACAGGCGGTGCAGCTGGCTACCCAACTTGCGGTCCTACTCCGGGCTCAGACCTGGGGGTTGGAAGTCGAGCCGGCAGAGTTCGTTCAGGCACTACAGGACTGGACCCAGCCAGTATTGGATGGTTACACCGTTTGGTTGGTGGAATGGACGCAGCAGGTGTATCTCGGCCCTGAAGAGTGGCCTTGGCCCGATCAGCCGCCCGGCATGCTGTTGTTTGGCTTCAACAACGACGTCAAAGAGGACTTTGTTCCAGCGGAGGACTTGTGAGCGGCTATGTTGCTGCCCAACACGACCGCATGCTCGCGGGAGTGGTCAAGGATTGTTTTGTGGTGGCGGTCGACTTGGCTGCCTCTCCGCCGGTATGTCGGGTTTCGGACGGCGAATGGACTAGCGCCTGGGTGCGTTGGCACGGCATCGCCGCCGGGAAGGCCAGGCATTGGAGGGCTCCGTCTCTGGGCGAGCAGGGGACATTGGTCAGTGCCAGCGGTGACGTGTCACAGGGTACGTTCATTCCGGGCTTGTATGGCAACGCTGGACCTCCGCCGGATAACCGGGACCATGTGGAAGTATGGCGCTTTGATGATGGTGGATCGCTGATTTACGACTGGCAGGCCAAGAGCTACAGCATCACCCTGCCGAGCGGTACGGTGACCATCAAAGTCGCCAGTACAGAGGTGGTCGTGACGGACAGCGCCGTGAACGTGACCACCGGCAACATCAATCTGAAAGCAGCGGTGATGATCGACGGCGCGTTACACGTCACTAAAGGCATCACCAGTGCCGGTGCGATCATCGATGCCGGTGGCAACAGCAATCACCACACGCATTAATCTCAACATTACAGCCCGCCAATCGCGGGTTTTTTTATGCCTGGAGAAAACATGGCCAAGTTAGAAAGCCCTGTGACCGAGGAGCCTGCAGTCGTTGCGCCAGTGCCAGATCGGCAGCTGACCTTCGGCGATAAAGTATTCACGTCACGCACACTTATCGTTCCCGGAACTGATCGCACTTTGTCGGTCGAGAAAGGCGTAGTAAAGGTTCAGTCATCCGATGCCCAAGCCGTCAGCTTGCTGAAGGCCAACGCCGAGTTCGACTTGCTGAAGGAGTGATTTAGATGATCGGAATGGATCGCCACACCGGCCAACCCATTTCCGGCATCGCACACTTGCGGCAATCGGTTCCAGACATTTTGGGTACGCCGTTGGGCAGCCGGCGGCATCGGATGGATTACGGCAGCAAGCTGCGGCGATTTGTTGACTTGCCCGTTACTGACGGCTGGAAAAGCGCCGTACAGGCGGAAGTCGCCCGCGCACTGGGTCGCTGGGAGCCGCGATTGAAGCTGGATCAAGTGCGCGTCATTTCCGTTATCGGCGGGCAAATTAACCTGAAGATCGTCGGGCAGTACCTGGGCGACAGCGTCACGCTGGAGGTGGCCGTATGAGTATCGTGGACCTGTCGTCGTTGCCGGCGCCGACCGTGTTGGAGCCGCTGGACTTCGAAGAGGTTTTTCAGGAGGGGCTGGGCGTCTTTCGCGGATACATGGGCGGCAACTGGACTGCTGCGCTGGAGAGCGATCCGGTGCTTAAGGTGCTGGAGGTTGGCGCTTACATCAAGGTCGGCAACCGCGCCCGAGTCAATGACGCCGGCAAAGCGGTATTGCTGGCGCACGCCATACGCGGTGATCTCGATCACCTGGGGGCCAACGTCAACCTCAAGCGCCTGGTCATTCAGGCTGAGGATCTGCTGGCCTTTCCGCCGGTTCCAGAAGTCAAAGAAGACGACGATGCGTTCCGAGAGCGCATCCAGTTGGCCTATGAGGGACTGACAACGGCCGGCCCGCGTAACAGCTACATCCTGCATGCGCGTAACGCCTCGGGGCTGGTGGCGGATGCCACGGCCGAAAGCCCGGCGCCTTGTTACGTGACGGTAACGGTGCTGGGATTGGACGGGGAGGGGGAGGCTTCACCGGAGCTGCTCGCCACGGTGGCAACTGCGCTGAATGACGACGATGTGCGGCCGGTGGGGGATAGGGTAACGGTTCAGAGTGCCCAGGTGATCCGCTACCAAATCAAGGCAATCCTGCACATGACCAGCGCGGGCCCAGAAGCGGATGCCAGTTTAGCCGAGGCGAAAAGTCGATTGGCGGCGTGGATCAATCCGCGTAAACGGCTAGGCGTTGAAGTGGCGCGTTCCGGCGTAGACGCTCAGTTACACGTTGCCGGCGTTTCTCGGGTTGAGCTGGTCGGCTGGCAGGACTTGGCCCCGACCAAAGCTCAGGCGGCGTACTGTACGGGCTACACCGTGACGCTGGCGGCTTGACATGAAAAGCCTACTGCCGATCAACAGCACGCAACTCGAACGGGCCTTGGAGGCTACGTTTTTCGAGAAAACGATTGTCCCGCTTCGCGACCTCTACAACGCTGATACCTGCCCGGTGCATTTGCTGCCGCATCTGGCATGGGCATGGTCGGTGGATCGCTGGGATTACCGATGGACCGAGGCGACCAAACGCGCCGCCATCAAGGCCTCTTATTACATACATGCCCACAAGGGCACCATCGGCGCGTTACGCCGGGTGGTCGAACCGCTGGGCTATCTCATTGAGATTATCGAGTGGTTCAACATGAGGCCCGAAGGGACCCCAGGCACCTTTGCGTTAAAGGTCGGGGTGTTGGACACCGGTATCACTGAGGAAATGTATCAGGAGCTGGAGCGGCTGATTGATGACGCCAAGCCCGTCAGCCGTCACCTGACAGGGCTGGCGATTAGCCTGGAATCCACCGGGGCTATAAATATTTTCGCAAGCATATCTGACGGAGAAGTTATTGATGTTTATCCGCCGGTACTTAGTGACATCGAGGTGACAGGTTTTATCGGAAGCGGGATTCGAGAGTGTTCCATAGATGAAATAGAAGTTTATCCTCCTGCGCCTGAACCTATCTCGGTTGACTGCTATGTCGGGGTGCCTGGTCGCGAACATTCCATAGACCATTTGGACGTATACACATGATTGATGCTAATTCGAAGTTTTTCGCGTTACTGACGGCGGTTGGCGAGGCAAAGCAAGTTAAGTCAGATGCAGGGCTGCTAACTTGGAAGCTGACCCATATGGCTGTAGGGGACGCAAACGGTACTGACCCTATCCCTGATCGCTCACAGAAAACACTGATTAATGAGCGCCGCCGGGCTCCATTGAATAGCCTGGAGCCTCATCCGACTAACCCTGGGATCCTAGTAGCCGAGCAGATTATTCCGGCGGATGAAGGGGGATTCTGGATTCGCGAATTGGGGCTTTTCGATTCTGACGGAGATTTGGTTGCCGTAGCTAATTGCGCGCCAAGTTACAAGTCGCTGCTAGCCCAAGGGTCTGGTAAAACACAAGTTATACGGATGAACTTTGTTGTTTCAAGTTCTACTAACGTTGTGTTGTTGATAGACCCGGCTGTTGTAAACGCCACTCGAAAGTATGTCGACGACTCGGTAGCGAATGCAGTCAACCGGCTTGATTTTAAACATTCGGCATTAGTCGCAACCACGGGCCCTGTGGTCCTGGCGGGCGTTCAAGCTATCGACGGACTCGCGGTGCCAGCGGGTTCGCGGGTGCTGGTTAAAGATCAAGTACAGGCGAAGGACAACGGGCTGTACCTGGTCAGCGCTGATTCGTGGGTGCGCACGGTTGATGCCGATACCAGCGATAAAGTAACGCCTGGTTTGCTTGTCACGGTCGAGCGGGGTACAGCCAACGCTGACACTGTCTGGCAACTGATCACTGATGGCCCGATTGTCCTGGGAACCTCGCCTCTGACCTTTCAATGGGCTGCAGGGCAAAACGTTCCAACGCCTGCAGTTGATGACAGGTCGAAACGCAGTGCCAATACCGAATCGGTGCGGGCTCAGATTGAAAGCTCCAAGCAGGTATTTCCTGTACATGTCTTCCGAAAAAATCGGCTGATCAATGGCGCCTTTCAGATTTGGCAGCGAGGCAAGTACGGCGTTGTTGGGAAAGCCAACGGTGACCCCGAGAGCGCGTTCGGCCCGGACCGCTGGATGATTTACAGCCCAAAAAACGCCACCTGCAATTGGAGCCAGCTGCCGCTCGAGCAGGACGCCAATATCAACGAGGCAAAGTTTGCCTTGAGACTTTCGCGCCAGGGTGAAGGCCAGGGCTGGAACCTCAGTCAGCGTATCGAGAACGTCGAAACACTGGCCGGCGGGAAGGTCACCGTTTCGTTTTATATGAAAACCAGCGTTCCACATACTTGCGCGGTGATTCTTCGCCAGAACTTCGGGGTGAACTCAACCGAGCCGAACGTCGATGTGGGCACCTCAGTGGAGTTGACGACGGTATACAAAAAATACGTCGTGACTCTCGACCTGGGCGGCGTAGTGAACAAGAACAAGGGTGTCGCGAACGACTTCCTGGAAGTTATCTTTGCCAGCTGGGGAACGGGTGCCCACTACACGGACATCACCAATGTTCAGATCGAGTCCGGCAGCGTGGCGACGCCATACGATTACAGGACGCACCAGGAAGAGTACCGCGCATGCTTGCGCTACTTCGAAAAATCCTTCCTGCAGGATCACCCCCTTAAGTCGAATAATGGTCCCTCCTCCTGTATCGCGACCTTCACACAGTCCGCAGCAGCGCAGTCCTCACAGTCGGCTCTGCGGATGGACTTCCGGGAAGTGAAACGCGTTGTCCCTACGTTGAAATTGTTTTCACCTGGTGAGAACTCGTCGGAGATCTGGGCTCAGTCCTCCGTCAAGCCCTGCACAGCCACGAACATACAGAGCTTATGGGCAACAGGCTTTTCGCTTTCATGCCTACCGCCTGCCGGGTCCATTCCTGGCTATACCCTGCAAATTGAGTGGACTGCCGAAGCGGAACTTTAAGGTGATGAATATGGATACAACTGATTACAGATTCACCCCAGCCGGCGTCCGGCGGATGATTGACCGCGTCTTCATCCCGGAAGATATGGGCAACAAAGACTGGGTAGCTTACTTGGAGTGGGTGGCCGCTGGCGGCCAAACCTTGCCAGAGAAGACCGCTGAAGAAGTGGCGAATGAAGAGCGGCGCTGGCGAGACCTGGAATTTCAAAGTGTCGCATGGCTGCGTGAGCGTCACCGTGATGAGGTCGAGTTAGGCAGTGCGGCTTCATTGACCACGGATGAGTATGGTGAGCTGCTGGCGTATATGCAGCTGCTGCGCGACTGGCCTCAATCAACAAAATTTCCGGTTCAGAAATACCGACCCAAAAAACCAAGCTGGATCGCGCTACAAGCCCAATAACGCCCCGCACTGTCGGGGTGTTTTGCATTCCGCGACACGTAATAAAAACCCCCACCCGGCCTCGCTTATGCGGGGCTTTTTCGTTTCTGGAGCATTCGCTTTATGAGTTTCTTTCACGGCGTTACTACGACTGATATCAAGACAGGCGCGCGCACTATTTCCTTGCCCTCGTCTTCCATTGTCGGACTTTGCGACACCTTCACCCCAGGCGTCCTCGGCGGCGGTACCGCCAAGGCCGGCGAGCTCAAGTTGATCACCACCGAGCGCGAGGCTATTGCTGCCTTCGGCGCTGACTCGGCTATCACCAGGGCTTGTAAAGCGATCTACGCGAAGGCTAAGGCGGTGATCGTTGCCATCGGCGTGCCGAAGCTCGAAGACGCGGCGCTGCAAACCTCGGCGATCATTGGCGGCGTTATGGCCTCGGGTCAGCGTACCGGGCTACAAGCCTTACTCGATGGCAAAAGCCTGTACAACGCGCAGCCGCGGCTGTTGATTGCGCCGGGTCACACGGCCACTCAGGCGGTCGCTACCGCGCTTGATAGCGTGGCGCAGAAGCTGCGGGCAATCGGCATTCTTGATGGCCCTGGCACCACGGATGAGGCAGCGATGCTTTATGCCGATAACTTTGGCAGTCGCAACCTGTTCATGGTCGATCCGGGCGTTCAGTACTGGGACACCGAGTCCAGCAAGACCGTTGATGCGCCGGCCTCGGCCTGGGCGGCGGGCCTGTTCGCCTGGACCGACGCTGAATACGGCTTCTGGGCCTCGCCGTCTAACAAAGAGTTTACCGGCCTCACTGGTACAACCCGAGCTGTCGAGTACCTGGACGGCGATGAGACGTGCCGGGCCAACCTGCTGAACAACGCCAATATCGCGACGATCATTCGCGACGACGGCTATCGCTTGTGGGGTAACCGCACGCTGTCGAGCGATCCGAAGTGGGCGTTTGTCACGCGCGTTCGCACACTGTTCATCCTTATGGATGCTGTGCAGGCCGGCCATAAATGGGCTGTTGACCGCTCGATCACCAAGACCTACGTCAAGGACGTTACGGATGGGCTGGATGCGTTCATGCGCGACCTCAAAGCCCAGGGCGCGATTATCAATTTTGAGGTGTTCCCGGACACCGAGCTGAACACTGCCAGCCAGATAGGCCAGGGCAAAGTTTATTGGCGCATCCGCTTCACCGACGTGCCGCCGGCAGAAAACCCGAATTTCCTTTTCGAAGTCACCGATCAGTGGATGACCGAAGTTCTTGAAGCAGCCTAAGGGGCCTAGTCAATGATTCCTCAAACTTTGTTTAACACGAACCTGTTTGTCGACGGCGTGAACTTCGCTGGCGACGTGCCGAGCCTTACGCTGCCAAAGCTGACCACCAAAACTGACGAGTATCGTGCTGGCGGCATGGCCGGTGCGATCGAGATGGACCAAGGCCTGGAAAAAATGGAGGCGTCCTTTGTTACCAAGGGCGTGCGCCGAGAGTCGTTGAAGTACTTCGGTCTGGCCGATGGCACCGCTTTCAATGCGACGTTCCGGGGTGCCTTCAAGGGGCAGAAAGGGGCTGTCACGGCGGTTGTCGCTACCCTGCGCGGTCGCCTCAAGGAGCTCGACCTGGGGGACTGGAAAGCCGGTGACCCTGCTGAGATCAAGCACGCCGTGGCAGTCGCTTATTACAAGCTCGAAATCGACGGGCGCCTTATGTACGAAATCGACATGGTTGCCGGTGTTCAGGTGATTGATGGCAAAGACCAACTCCTTGAAGTGCGCACCGCACTCGGCCTCTAAGGGAATAGATTCAAATGAATAAAGCAACGTCTAAAGCAGTACCGGCTTGGCTATCACTCACTGCGCTGGCAGCCGTCGTAACGCTCACGCGACCTAGCAATGCCAATGGCGTGCTGGTTGAAACACTGACCTTGCGGGCTCCGGTGGTACGGGAAGTGAGAGCAGCCGACCGCGCCTCTAACGGCGACGATGAACAGCGTGAGCTGATGTTGTTTGCGGGTTTGGCAGAGGTGGGTGTTAAGGATCTTGAAGGCCTGAAGCTGGCGGACTACCGCCGTGTTCAAGCCGCTTATTCACATTTGGTTCCTGATACCGACTATTCGGAATCGATGCCGTCGTGGCTTTCGGTCAACACTGATCGGGCCCAGGTCACTCTTGCCTGCCCGAGCGTAATCAATGGGGTATCGGTTGATACCTTGGCCCTGCGCTCCCCGACAGTGGGCGATGTGCGTGCGGCTAATCGTGACGCGGGCGGGGACGACGAACAGCGGGAGCTTATTTTGTTTGCCTCGCTTGCTGGTGTGCCTGTCGCGGATCTGGAGGGCCTGAAGCTGGTGGATTTTAACCGCCTGCAGGCCGGCTATTTTCGTCTGGACCAAGACGACGGGGTTTAACCCTCACGTCATAAAAATGGCCGCGAAACGTCTGGCGGCGGAAACAGGATTTTCCGCTGCTGAGATTTTGTCGATGCCGTTTGCAGAAATGGTGTGGTGGCTCACGGACTGAGCCGCCTTCGATAAGGCTATCCAAATGAGGGCCGCGACATGGCAAACAAAATTGCCCTCGGGCTGGTGATCGGCGGCGCCGTCAGTTCGACAGTCGGTGCTGCGTTTAAAGATGTAACGGGGCGCATCAAGCGTCTTGAGGCGGAAGGCAACAAGGCGCGTGTCCTGCAGCGCACTATCGGTGACACCATTCGCCTGCGCGACGAGTGGAAGAAAGCCCACGACAGCGGATCAGAGGGCGCGACCAAGCTGTTGGGCCGGTTGAATTCCAACCTCGATAGTTTGAAAAAACAGGGAATCGAGGTCGGCCGACTGGAGAAAGCCTATCGCTCTATGGGGCAGACAGCCATCAAGGCGGAGCTCAAAGCAAAAGGGCATCAGCAGATCAATGCTGGAAAGACTGGCATGAAAAGCGCGGTTGGAGCCGCTGTTGTCGGTGTCGGCATGCTGGCTGTTCCGACCAAGGTCAGTGCGGATTTTGGGGCCATTGTTCGTGATATCGCGATCAAGGCCGGCATTGCCAACAAACCGCAAGAACAGGAGATGTCGCGAAAGATCATTGATACGTCGCGCGACACGGGCATGGCCCGTAACGACGTAGCCGATGTGGTTAACCAATTGGTCGGCGCCGGCATGGACTTGAGCAAGGCCCTGGAATATGCGCCAGTCGCGGCCAAGTTCGTCGTGGGGCAAGGCTCGAGCGGTGTTGATACAGCAAAGATGATCAACGCGCTGGGGCAGAATGCCAAGATCACAGATCCTAGGCAGATGCAGCAGGCCCTGGAAGCGATTGCCTACCAAGGGCAGGCAGGTAGCTTTGAAGCGGCTGACATGGCTAAGTGGTTTCCTGAGCTGTTGGCGAACATGGGCAGCCTCGGCATTACCGGCATGGATGCGGTTACACAGTTGGGTGCCATGCTGCAAGTGCAGATGAAATCTGCCGGCGGCGCCGATGAAGCGGCAAACAATCTCAAGAACTGGATGGGCAAAATCGGCTCCGGCGACACCGTCAAGGCGTATGCAAAAGCTGGTATTGACTACAAAGGGTCGATGCAGTCCGGTTTGCAAAACGGTATGTCCACCCTTGAAACCAGTATGTCACTGGCGCAGAAATATATTCAGGCCACGGATCCGAAGCGCGCTGCGGCCATGGCTGAGGCGACGGCCAAGATCAGCAAGGAGTCGGACCCGGAGAAAGCCAAGGCCATGATGGCCTCGCTGGAAGAGTCACTGCGCACCGGTGACCTGTTCGCTGACATGCAGGTAAAGGCTGCGCTTTCTGCCTATATGCAGAACAAGGCGCTGTACAGCCAGCTTAAAAACGATTCGCGGGATGCAACGGGCATTCTCGACAAGAACCTCAGCGAGCGACGTGAGGCGTCGTCGCAGAAGTGGGCCGAAATGGCCCAGTCAATGGATGACGCCATGCGCAGCGTTGGGGACGCCCTGCGCCCGGTCACAGACACCGTGGCGGAAGGACTGACCAAAGTCACCAGGGGTATTACCTCGCTGTCTGACAGCGCACCAGGTGTGGTCACGGGTATCGCGGCGGTCGGTGGAGGGCTGGTCGCGCTCAAGGGGCTGCTCAGTTCGTTCAAAATCGCTAAAGGTTTGCTCAACGTCGCGCGGGGATCGTTGGGTGGCAAATCCGGCGAAGTGCAAAAGGTCTTTGTGACCAACTCCAAGGATGGCGCTGGGGCCGTCGGAAAGGGCGGCGAAGCTAAAGGCAAGACCGGCAAGGCCCTGTCGTTAGTTGAGACTGGGCTCAAGGCAGTAGCCGCTCTCAAGGGTGAATCGACTGATGGGGAGGGAAAGGATGAGAACAAGACCGGCAAGTTAGACATCGTCGCGACTGGCCTCAAAGTCGTTTCGCTAGCTAAAGAAGCGGTATCTGACGATGACGGCGCGAGAGGTGAAGATGCTGCGGCGATTGGCGACGGCGTCCAAAAGGTCTTCGTCGTTAACTTGAGTGCAATGGGGGGGCCTGCTGGGGGGCCAGGTGAAGGCCGCCGGCGTGGTCGCGGTTCAAGACGTAATATCCCGCGACGTCGGCCGACCTCGCTGCGTGCTCGGGTGCCGGCGCAGCGTCCGCCTGTACCACGGCCTGCAGCACCGGTCCCGCGTCCGCCGGTACCACGGCCTGCCGCACCGGTCCCGCGTTCGCCGGTACCACGGCCTGCCGCACCGGTCCTGCGTCAGCCGTTGCCACGGCCTGCAGCACCGGTTCCGCGTCCGCCGCTGCCACGGCCTGCAGCACTGGTTCCGCGTCCGCTTATCCCGCCAGTTTCTATCCCAAGCGGGGCGATAGGGAAACTGGGCGGGGTTGTGCAAGCGGTCGGTAAGATCGGAAAAGCCGCCAAGGCAATACCTGGTGGCTCGCTCATCGAGGCCGGCGCCATGGCTTTTGACACCTATGAGAATGCTAAGACCAAGGACGAAAAGGCCGAGGGTTATGGCGCTGCCGCCGGCAATCTCGCCGGCACCATGGCCGGTGCAGCTGCAGGGGCAGCTATTGGCTCGGTGGTGCCTATCATCGGCACCGCTATTGGTGGGCTGGTAGGCGCTTACTTAGGCAGCATGGGTGGTTCGGCGCTGGGCGGTGCTGCAGGTAAGTCGTGGTTCGGAGGGGAGGACGAAAAGCCCGCGCCGCCGGTAACGCCTTTATTGATGGCGCCTCGACCGGGCCCAGCCATTCCAAGCTTGGCCGCCATGGGCAAGTCATTCAACCGGGCGGACGGTTCGGGTGCATTGCTGATGGCGACTGCACCGCAAGCGCCGGTCCTGGGTGATGTCGCGCGCTCTCTAGCCGTGTCAGCGCCGACCAAGCCAGCGGCTGTAGCGATCCAGCCCAAAGAGCCGGAAAAGCCTGTCCCGGCCAAAGTGGATCAGCAGTTTCAGTATTCGCTGAGTATGCCGGTCACGGTGCAAGGGGATGTGAAAGACCCGCAACGCTTGGCGCAAGACCTCATGCCGCACATGCGGTTAATGATGGCTGATGCGGCGAAGCAAAACGCCGCGAAGCTGTACGACGAACCGCACCTGTAAGGAGGGCCTATGGCTTATATGGAACAGATGCAGTCGGGCTTCAAGTACCTGGTTGAAGCCGGGGAGGCTGGTAGACGTAGTGCTGAGGGCATGCTTGGGCCCGTCAACGGTGCAATAAGGGAGATAACGGGTGCAGCGGCCGAGCTGGAAAATATCCCGTTCGTGGGGCCTGCTGTCGGTGCCAAGCTCCAGCAGGTGATGCGCGGCGTGGATGCGGCACAGGCCAAGGCCGGCCAGGTGCTGGCAGTGTACAGTCGTGCGACACGGGGCGCCGCCGAAGTGCAGGAGCGAATGGGGGCGCTGAAGGAGCAGGCGGGAAAAGCTGCGACGGCGATCAACAAGGTCGCCGGAAAGGTCAATCCGTCGTTGGCAAACATTGTGCCCACCAGCGCATTTGCCGTGGATGCCACACCGGCGCCGGAAGCGGTGAAGCCATTTCCGCACCTGCTGATCATTCAGCCCAGGGATCCTAAAATTCAGCCGTACTACTTCAACTTGGATACAGCGGCCTTCGACGAATTGACTCGCTCGACTGAATTCCGCTGGGCTTCACAGGAGCGACTATCCCGGCGCCCGGCGCAGCAGGCCGTGGGCATGGGCGATGAAAAGCTCACGCTCAAAGGTACGATTTATCCAGGTTTCAAAGGGGGGCTCAAGCAGCTTGACACATTGCGCACCATCGGCGGCCGGCTACAGCCGCTGACGCTGACCACCGGCTATGGAGAGGTGATCGGCACCTGGTGCCTGAAGACCATCAACGAGGAACAGGGCGCGCTGCTGCACGGCGGTATTCCGCGTAAACAAGTATTCACTCTGGAGTTCACGCGCTATGGCGACGACATGCAGAACGTCTGACGGGGACATGCTCGATGTCATTTGCAATAACGTGTATGGGCACTTGAACGGCAGCGTAGAGGCCGTGCTGGATGCCAATCAGGGCCTGGCAGACGAGCCCCAGCCTTTCCGCGCTGGTGTGGTGATCGTGCTAGCGGATCTGCCAGTCCCGACTGAGGAAGGGATTAGCTTGTGGGACTGACTCCGTGCGGCCCGTTGCGTTAAGCGTAAGAAAACTCTGTATTCAGCCCGCCCTGTGCGGGTTTTTCTTTGGAAAAAAACCATGACCCCCACTTTTCGTATCGTTGCCGACGGTGCCGATATTACATCCAAGATCAATGATCGATTGTTGTTGCTTAGGACTTCTGACAAGCCGGGTATGGAGTCCGACGAGTTTGAATTGCGTATCGATGACCGTGACGGCCAGGTGCAGTTGCCCCGGCGCGGTAGCTCAATCGAGATTCACCTGGGCTATGCCGAAACGTCTTTGATGCGCTTAGGGCTTTACGCGGTCGACACGGTCGAGGTTTCCGGCCCGCCGGACACGATTGTGATCAAGGGTAAAGCCAGCGATATGCGCGGCAGTGGTAAGACTGTCCGCAGCGGAAGCTGGGAGGATGCGCCGTTGTCGAAGATCGTGGCCGACATCGCGGCTCGGAATGGCTGGCAGGCAGGCTGTCCGGTGGCGACGAAGGTCGCTCGTGTGGATCAGCTCAACGAGTCCGATTTTAATTTCATCACGCGTCTGGCTAAGCAATACGACTGCACGGCCAAGGTCGCGGATGGCAAGCTGTTGGTGATGCCGCGCCAGGGAGGGCAGACAGCCAGCGGCAAAACGTTCGGTGCGATCACGTTGACCCGCAGCGATCTCAGTCGCTGGCAGTTCAGCTTAGGGGATCGCAATTCGCACAAGGCCGTGGCGACTAAGCATCAGAACAAAAAGGACGGCAAATTGGCGGTGGTCACCATCGACAACGAGGATGCGCCGGACGGCTTGCCGGCGGTGCACACGGATCGGCATATCTATCCGAACAAGACCGCTGCTGAGTCAGCAGCCAAAGCACGGTTAGCGGCATTCAATCGCTCGACCGCCGACGTGCGTTTCGAGATGCCAGGCCGGACTGACATTTTTGCCGAGCGCCTGATCAACGCCCAGGGCTTCAAGGTCGGGCTGGATGGCGAATACCTGGCGGATTCGGTGGAGCAGGTGTTTACCCAATCTGGCTGGTCGACCACGGTCGAGTGCAATGCCGGCAAGCAAGGCAAATCCAAGGGTAAGAAAAAGAAGGAAACGAAGCCGCTCAAGGTCGTGAGCGTCGAGAAGCTGTAATGCAAGCCACCGCCGCCTGAGTGCGGTATTTTTTTGTCCGGAGTTTTTATGACCATCACTGAACAACAGCTACAACGCATCATGCCAAACGCCCGCCGCCAAGCGGGCGTTTTTGTATCTGCCCTGAACGCGGCAATGGCGCATCGGCAGATCAATACACCGAAACGCCAGGCTGCTTTCCTGGCGCAGCTTGGTCACGAGTCCGGTCAACTGCAGTACGTCCGCGAACTGGGCAGGGATCAATACCTGAGTAAATACGATACCGGCACTCTGGCTGCCAAGCTTGGTAATACCCCAGCTGCAGATGGTGATGGTCAACGCTATCGTGGCCGAGGGTTGATCCAGGTAACCGGGCACGATAACTACCTGCGCTGCAGTCTGGCACTGTTCGGCGATGAGCGCTTGTTGCGCACCCCCGAGCTGCTCGAGCAGCCGCAATGGGCGGCAGAGTCGGCGGCGTGGTTCTGGTCTGTAAACGGGCTGAATGCGCTCGCGGATCAGGACCAGTTCAACACCATCACTCGCCGGATCAACGGCGGCCTTAATGGCCTGGAGGATCGGCTGCAGTTGTGGGCCAGGGCGAGGGCGGTGTTATGCGTCTCTTCGATCTGATCCCCGCGCAGTTCCGTATCGCCGGTATCAGCTTGCTGTTAGTGGTGGTGGTCGCAGGATCTGCAGCATTGGCCTGGACTGCTCAAGACTGGCGTTATGGCAGCGTGCTGGAGCGGCAAGCCCGCCTGCAGGCGGACACCCTCAACGAAATATCCAAAGCGTCTGCTGCTCTGCAGCGTACCGAGCAGGACAAGCGCCGTGCCCTGGAGCTCCGCCTGCAGAACAAAGACGAAACCCACTACAAGGAGTTGACCGATGAGCAAATCAAGCAGGCTCGTCTGCGTGATCGCCTGGCTACTGCTGATCTGCGGCTGTCAGTCGTACTCGCCGCCACCGAAACCACCGGCAGCTGTTCAGTGCCAACCACCACCGCCACCGGCCGCGTGGTTCATGGCCCCACAAGAGCCCAACTTGACCCAGCGCATGCTCAACGAATTATCGGAATCACCGATGCCGGCGACCGAGGATTGATCGCCCTGCGGGCCTGTCAGGCTTACGCAAAAGAAGTTTCTACACCGAAATAAAAGGAGCGGCCGGGCAGGATGCGTCAACATCCAACCCGGCCACCTTCCCCGCAGATCACCCCTGCAAGTCCAGCCAAGGCTCCTGCTTCGTGCACAAAGCGGAGCGAGCCTAGCACTGTTTATCCATACAGCAAAGGTCTTGCTTTTTTATGTCTACACCTATCATCCCTTGGATGGGCGGCAAACGCCGCCTGGCCGACCGCCTTATCCCGCTTTTCCCGCCACACGAATGCTATGTTGAAGTCTTTGCCGGCGGCGCCGCGCTCTACTTCATGCGTCCCCAGGCAGCGCCTGTTGAAGTTCTAAACGATATCAACGGCGACCTGGTGACGCTGTACCGTGTCGTGCAAAACCACTTGGAAGAGTTCGTCCGCCAGTTCAAATGGGCGCTCAGTTCCCGCCAGGTGTTCGAGTGGCAGAAGATGACCCGTCCCGAAACCCTCACCGACATCCAGCGCGCCGCCCGATTCTTTTACCTGCAGCACCATGCCTTTGCCGGCAAAGTGACGGGACAGACGTTCGGCACTGCAACGACCGGCCCGGCCATTAACCTGCTGCGGATCGAGGAAAACCTGTCTGCAGCGTGGCAGCGTTTGTCCGGCACTTATGTTGAAAATCTGGGCTGGCTTGAATGTGCTGAGCGCTACGACCGTGCCCATACATTCCACTACATGGATCCACCTTACTGGCAGACCGCTGGCTATGGCGTGGATTTTCCATTTGAAAATTACGAGCGCATGGCCGACTTTATGCGGCGCTGCAAAGGCAAGGTGATGGTCAGCATCAACGATCACCCTGATATCCGGCGGGTGTTTGAGGGGTTTCACTTTGAGATGGTGGACATTCGATACACCACATCGAACCAACGGCAAGGAAAGAGTGAGGCTAGCGGTGAACTGGTGATCATGAACTGGGAGCCCGCCGCATTGGGAGGGCTGTTCTGATAGCATCAAACATCTTTGAGTGGCACCGGCAGCAGTAAGTCAGCCCCCTGGTTTTTCACACTCCCCACTGCTTTGCCAACGGCATACCACTCAAAGTCCCCCACAGGCTGGCAACATTCCTTTGATATTTCCTCGGCGCGGGCTGGAGTAAGGCTGGGATCGATCCATTCCCTGGCGTACTCAGGCGTCAGCACCAACGGCTTGCGGTCGTGGATGTCCACCATGCCCTGGTCACTGGCAGCGGTGATGATCACGAACCCATCGCCGTCGTAGGGATCCAGGCCAGGATGAACTTGGGCAAGCGCGCCAAAGAACATGGGTTTCTGACTCTTCAGGCGAATGAAGTAGGGCTGCTTTCTCTTCGGATCGTCAGGGTCTTTGACCCACTCATACCACCCTTCACTCGGCACCAGGGCTCGGCCATTCGGCCAAAGTTGCTTAAAAAACTTTCCCGTGGTGACCGTCTCTACACGGGCGTTAATCGGGTCGGGGCGTTTGCCCTTCGCCCAGAACGGCGCCCATCCCCATTTGACTGCATCGATATGCAGCCCGTCCTCTGCGGCGTGCAGCAACTGAGCCCGTGTCGACGGAGCGACGTTGTAGCGATCAATTGGCTGAGCGTCATAGCCGCTGAATAGCTCTATTTGGGGGCTCAGTTCTTCAATGAAGACAGCCATCCCTTCGTACTGCACAAATCGTCCGCACATACGCCTTCTCCGTCTGTCGAAATCCCTACAGAAAAATTGACCGCACGCGTCCTACAAAGTTAACTGTACATTCGTACAGTGCATGTAAAAGGCCGCATCATGAGCTTCACCATTTTAGGTCCTATCGCCGAGGCAGGCGTGAAGCTGCCTATGTGTTCGTTCCAGGTTCCGGCCGGTTTCCCTTCGCCGGCAGCGGATCATATTGAGCAGCACATCTCATTGGATGAGGTCCTGAATATCCGAGCACCGCATGTGTACCTGGTAGCCATTACCGGGGAAAGCATGCAGGGGATTGGTATCTTCGAAGGCGATCTCGCGGTGGTGGATCGTGCCATTGAGGCGGCGCACGGGCATGTGGTGGTGGCTCTGCTGAACAATGAGCCCGTCTGCAAGCGCCTATGTAAGCGTGGCCGGGAGGTTATCCTTCTGTCAGAAAATCCCAAATATCCGGCGCGCTACGTTCTTGAAGGTGACGAGCTGTCAATCTGGGGCGTGATCACCAGCACAGTGCGCAGTCATGTCTAAGCAGCAGCCAACCTATGCGCTGATCGATTGCAACAGCTTCTATGCCAGTTGCGAGCGGGTGTTCCGGCCGGACCTGGCGAAGGTGCCCATCGTGGTGCTGAGCAATAATGACGGCTGTGTCATCGCGCGCAGCTATGACGCGAAGCCGTTCATTAAGATGGGCGAGCCGTACTTCCAGATCAAGCACAAGCTCAAGCAGTACGGCATTGTCCCGTTCTCTTCGAACTATGCGCTGTACGGCGACATGAGCGAGCGCGTGATGAGCCTGATCGAGGCGATGGTGCCGGCAGTGGAGGTGTACAGCATCGACGAAGCGTTTGCCGATTTGACCGGGATCGGTGGGTTGGATGCCCTGGGCCGACAGATTCGCGCCCAGGTACTCCGTTGCACCGGCATTCCGGTCGGTGTTGGTATTGCTCACACCAAGACCCTAGCGAAGCTGGCAAACCACACCGCTAAGCGCCTTCAGTCCCAAACGGGCGGGGTAGTCAATATCACCGATCCGGTTAAACGGGACTGGGTGCTGCGTAATACGGACGTGGCGGAGGTGTGGGGCGTTGGCCGAAAAATGAAACTTCACCTTGATGCGATGGGAATCAAGTCTGCAATGGACCTGGCTAAGGCGGATCCTTGGACACTACGCAAGAAATTTAGCGTAGTGATCGAGAAGACGGCCAGGGAGCTGGGCGGCACGCGTTGCTTGGAACTGGACGAGCCGGATCCGCCAAAGCAGGAAATCTGCTGCAGTCGGATGTTCGGCCAGCGGCTGACGGAACTCTCGCCTATCAAAGAGGCGGTGGCGACCTACATGATGCGTGCTTCTGAGAAGCTTCGCGCCCAGAACTCGCTGTGCAAGAAGGTGCGCGTGAGCATCCGTACCGGCATGTTCAATCCGGAAGAAGCGAAATACGCCAACGGTGTGGTAGTAGACATGCCGTATCCAACTGACGACGTTCGCCTGCTCACCCAAGCGGCGGTGGGGGCGCTTGACCGTTTATTTCGACCAGGCTTCAAATACAGCAAGGCCGAGGTGATGCTGCTCGACCTCTGTCAGCCTGGCGAGTATACCGATGATCTGTTCGCTAAATCACAGCCGGCTGAAGCAACTCGGGTTATGACAGTGTTGGACCAAATCAACGAACGATGGGGGCGCGGGACGTTGCGTTCGGCCAGCGTACCGACAGATCCTCACTGGGGAATGCGTCGTGAAATGATGAGCCAAAGCTATACCACAGATCTGAAGAGACTTTGGACGGTGTCATGTAAATAACGGCTACATCAATATTGTCAGCGGCTTTCAGTCATTGCTTCAACTTAGGGCAAATAAGCGCTGGCTGAAACGCATCACCTCGCTGCGTGTTGGCTGAGCGCGCTCTTGCACGGCCGCGTCATTGCCTCCAACGCTACCTCTGTATTGAGAGACGCCCGCGACGAAGCTCATCAGCAAGCGCAACGTAAGCGTCCGGGGAAGTCATCTGCACGATCCCTGCGATGACTGGATGTGTACGGCGACGTCTTTCAGCAGGCTTTAGAGTAGGTATTCACCCATCCCTAGCCCGCAGAAATTATATCCACTAGCTCTTAAATCACTGTCGATTTCTCGGTGGAGACGTCAGTGTAGTCAGCTTACGATAGCTCGATCTGCATCTGTCTTCTCTCACCGGGGTACCATTGAATGACGCCATTAAGTGCGATTTTCCGCAACCTTCACCAAGATAATTTGTTGGTACTCGCCAACGTGAGCGATGCTG